TTTCGCTCGAACTGTAAGCCAACTTGTTGATGTAGTGTTTGGGGAGGGAATTTGTCTTTTTACAAAAGGATGTGAACATGTGTGGCACCGATTCTAGACCAAAGTATTCTTCAGTTCCGTAAACCCATCCCAAACTAGATAGCATCATCGTGTATTCTTTTTTCCTGTTCGTCATGACCCCACCAAATGCTGTAGCACATGCATAATTTATGTAGTGATTGTAATTCGAATAGCAGTGTACTTCTCCGGGTATGGCATCCGGCAAACCTGGAATGTAGTCGACTCCTGTCATTATTCTCCCGTTGATGACGCTGAATTGCACCATCTCTCTCTTTGAAAAAACCCATGAGATCAATCTTAGCATTCTTAGTTCCGTTTCGTAACCCGAAAAGCATGGACACCAAATGTTGTTCCATCCTTTCTTTGGTGTTCCGTTTGAGTATATGAGGTTGATAAAAACTTTTTCCCCGCTATTTAAATCACTTTCCGTCGGCTCCCATTCTGCACTAGCAGTAACTACTACTTTCCCACCAAAATTCATAGGTATTTTGTCATCAATAGCATTGGAAATGCTCTGTAGCATGTTCAATTTCATTATGGACAGATTTTGGCCAATATCTCTTTTGACAGACTCGTAATCCAGGTTATGTAAATCATCGACATCTGCTCTTCTGTAGTTGTTGAACTCGTTCTCTTTGTAATGTCCTGGTTCTGATTTGTTGCGTTCATTAGCGACTATCAGTGATGTGTCAAAAGTTGTGAAATCATCCTCCATTATTTTGAACATTCCTGATGTGGTCAGGTAACAATTGTTACCAGTGTGTGGCAGTACGCTCTCGATGATGTATTTAATGTACATATTCGCCATCTTCTTGTTTAGACTAACAAATTTATACGCAACATTAGGGTTCTTCGCTCCGATGATATCCATATCGAAGAATTTTTCCTCTTCTATAGTGTTTGCTTCTGGTACTGTCTGAATTCTTTTCACCATCTGTTCCGTTATTGAATTAACGGCATAGGTACAATTGATTGTGTTTGTTCGGCATGATATTTTTGCCATTCCATCTTCCACAGTAATAGAGAACATTTTTGTATCATCTATTTCTCTAATTTCTTTACGGTCCACAATACTTTTGTAAACAGGTTTCCCGCTGTTCTTGATAGTGACGTTTGTTGATGATCTTGTTAAATTGAAAACCCCTTGTGGTTCAAACAATTCATACACAGGTTTCCTGTAGAACAGTGCGATCGAGTCTAAGCTCAAATCACCGA